GGACGTCATGATGCGCCTCCTTTTCATGAACGGGCGTCATTGGAAGATCATGTTGGTTATCACAATGCAATATCCGCTCGGTATCCCGCCAAATCTCCGCACCAATATCGACTACGTTTTTATTCTTCGTGAACCATATATTGCGAACCGTAAGCGTATCTATGACAACTATGCGGGTATGTTCCCCACCTTTGAGAGCTTTACTCAGGTCATGGATCAGTGCACCGAGAATTATGAGTGTCTCGTGATCAATAACAACGCGAAATCCAATAAATTACAAGACCAAATCTTCTGGTATAAGGCACAACAGCACGGCCCTTTCAAGCTGGGCAGTAAGGAGTTCTGGGAAATATCGAAAAATCTCGGTTCTGACGATGAAGGTGACCAGTCATACGATCCTGCTGCAGCGAAAAACAGCAAGGGACCAAAGATTAATGTCAAGAAGAGTAAGTGGTGACACTGAAATTACATTATATTAGTTGGTTAATAATATGTTACGGTAAATGATAAGGATCTTGCTTTTGTTGAAACAAAAGCAAGATCTACACATATTAGCATTTCAATAAATATTGCTTTTTAAATATATAAATGATAGTTGATTTTATATTTTTGCTTTAATATCTAAAACCAATATAAAGACACCTGTATATACATTGTATAATATACGATTACCACCATGTCGTCAACTTATCCCACCGGAATAGTTTCTTCTACAACTATCAATATCGTTGATCTTATCGAGAAAAATCCGATTATGAAGTTGTCTCAAAAATACAATAATATATTCCTTGAAAAAATCCAAGAAAACTTTAATACATTTGAACAACAATTATTCGTTGGAAGTTTTTATTGTTACTTGAATTATGATAAGAATACTGACTTTGTTGTTGATTTGGATAATATATGGAGATGGTTAGGATTTTCTCAAAAGATTAATGCAAGGTTACTAATCGAGAGTAGTTTTAAACTTGATGTAGACTATAAGAATCTATCATCTGATGATAGCGACGAAGACCAATCACTTCATTCACAAGACAAATCGTCTTCAGATAAACCCAAAAAACATGGCGGCCACAACAAACAAACTATCAAACTCACTATTCGATGCTTCAAATCATTATGCCTTAAAGCACAAACCAAGAAAGCAGGTGAAATACATGATTATTATTTATGTTTGGAAGAAACCCTTCACCAAATACTAGATTCTGAAACCAGCGAACTCCGCGCTCAACTCGAACAATCCGCTACAGAGCTAAAACAAAAGAACGAAGTCATCAGCACCCTCAACCAAGCCACGATCACCCTCACCCAAGAAAAGAAATGTGCAATAGAGAAAACTCTTATCAGCCAATTTCCAGTGAATACTCAAACCATTTATTTCGGCACCATCGACAATACAAACGAAGAAAACGAAAAACTTATCAAATTTGGTCACACCAACGATCTCGCTACCCGCGTTGCCGATCATCATAAAAAATACAATAATTTCATTCTCGCCGCAGCATTCCGAGTTCATAACAAAGTTGAGATCGAAAACCAAATCAAAGCCCACCCCAAAATTAAACGTCATCTTCGTACGATTGAAGTCGGTGGTAAAAATAAAACCGAAATCATCGCGTACGACAGTACTAATTTCACGATTGATCGACTTTCAAAGCATATTGAGGGTATTATTCATGCCAGAATGTACAATGTTGAAAATTTTAACCGACTTCTTCAACATAACCAAGAATTGGAAGCCGAGAATGCAAAACTTGTTACCGACCTTGAGGCGCGAAACAAAACTATACACGAACTCACCCTCGCCAATAATGAACTCAAAGATAAGACCATACAACAAACCCAAGCGCTTCAAGTCGTCGCAAGTGATAATGAATCCGCCTTCGCACATGTTCTTCTACCGGAAGATGAACTCACCCAGAAATTCCACGAGTTCGTTGAAAAGTGCTGTATTGTACGCCCTGATGTTGAAGAAGAATCAGTTAACATTGAAGGACGGTTTCGTCTTTGGTCTCACACAAAACCTGCGAAAGAGACTTTCCATGCATTGAAACATTATATGGACGTTCGATTCAAGCCCAAACGTATTCGTGGAATACATGGTTATCAAGGCATTAAACTTAATACTGTTGAATATAAAAAGGTGGTATCGAATCCTGATCAAAATCCAGAGCAATTTAACGTCGAAACTTTCCTCTTTCAAACATGTAAATTCTCAGATTGTGGTAAAATATTGAACTCAGTATTATTGAAAGAATATCAGAAATGGAAACTGTCTGTTGGAAAAACGCTTACTGAAAATGACATGAAGAATCTAAAAACGTATCTTAACGCATGTCCTAACGCGTTGAAAGCGACTGTATGGTATGAAAACACTAGCAATGAGGGATATTATGGCATTTCTTTACGCGATGATTATTACACAATGTCACAGAATGTTATACAATGTCAACCGAACCCAGTCATCAGTGTCCAAATATCAACTACTGGAAAGAAGGTAGAGAAACGCCTAGTCGTTTCAAAACAACTATTGAAGACATGGGACACAATAGCGAAAGCGGCTGCAGCTGAAGGATTTTCTACAGCTAAAATGAGTCGCAGTGTAAAAGACAAAACCAAATTTCAAGATTATTATTACTGTGTAGCGGGATCAGTTTAGATGTAAATCTATACTACAGTAATAATAATCAATTATTCATTTATAATCACAAAAATTATATACCCAACCTGACGTTCAGTTCAAGCATCCCCCGCACCGGCCAACTTTGACAATCCATGATCGCTATTCTTATCCATCACGACGTCCTCACTTTCAAAGAGCTCCTTTCGCATCTCTTCAACAGTCATAGTCACTGAAGCAGATTCGTCGCCAGCATTCCAAATACCGCCGCCAACACTCTCACTTGCATCCCCATCGAGATCACGCGGCTTGGCTGATTCACTGTCTCCTCCATATACGCGACTCGCCCTGTCTTGTACGCGTCAGGGTGAAACGGTACCCACATTCCAACGGGCCCGACGAAAACATCGTGATTGGGATCCACCTCACGCAACATCTGGCAACGCAACTCTGCCTCTTTCTGTGAGCCGAAGACACCACGCACCTTCAATCCACGCACGGATGTCTGAAAGTTGTGTTTCTCGTTGAACTCGTTCTCAAGATCGTCCTCGTGCTTGTCTAAGAAAGTCTTGTATTCGTCGTAGATATTTGTCTTTTGAAGGATCTCTTTCTCTTCTTTAGCAAACTCTTGAAAATCAGCCGAAATTTTGTCGAAATTTACATGATACTTGAATGATACGAAATTAAGAAACTGGATGAACTTTTCCATCGACTTTTGATAATCCCAGTAATGAAGAAACTTCTCGAAAAAGAAATGATCCTTTTGCTTCAAAATGTGTTCTGGAGAAACAAAGGAGAGACATGCGAACTTTTGTCCAGCAATAGGCTTATCTTCCTCTAACAAGTCGATATATTTAGGATTCTCATGGCCGTTATTGGTATGCTTTAATTCAACGCCGGAAGGAGGTGGAAATGACATAATGAAGCGTGAAATGTAATGAAACGCGAAACGAATTTATAATATACTAAGTCATACTTTATTTAAGTGTTTTAACGCATTATTCCATTTCATTCCATTTTAATTTCTTCTTATTATTTATAATAAATCTCTCAAATGTCCGGAGTTTTTGATTTAGGTGAACTCGTTAAGAGAACCATTAAGTATTTGGTGGAGGGTGTTATGGTCGCTATCGCAGCCTACGCCATCCCTAAGCGCAGTTTGTCCTTTGATGAGGTTGCGCTGATCGCTCTGACTGCTGCAGCTACCTTCAGTATCCTTGATACCTATGTTCCCAGCCTTGCAGTGTCTGCCAGGACCGGTGCTGGTTTCGGTATCGGCGCCAACCTAGTTGGATTCCCCACACCTCTTCGTGTCTAAACATAGTGAAATTCCCGAACCACTACCCCCGGTTTGCTATAATATATGCTTCAAGTAGTATATATTAAAGAATACAATGGTCGTATTGCCTCAATTCAACGAATTTCGAACCTGGATTGGCATACCTCCCCCTAAAAAAGAAAGTGGTGCAGTTACTGAATTACGCGAACGTTTCAATTCATATCATTATCACATTGTCGAACGCGATCCAGATCGTTTTAGAATCTTCATTGTTTTAGCAATCGTGTACATTATTGTTCTTCTTGTTCAACAAAAACGATATTATTGGTGGTACCCGTCATTTAATCTAACGATACCTGGATTTGGTAAAGCATTCCCGGATAGTCGCACTGAGATTCAGGTCGTCCTGACAGAATATATTATGAAGCGAATGCCTAGCGATATTGCATTCTTTCGCATGACGGATATGAATCCCGCTGCAGCATTTACATCTGTGATTACTCCAGACGAAATGACGGTGGAAGAAATGGATCGTATTATGACCAATTCGCGTGTTCTCTTTATAGCAAGGTTGTTAAAATACGTATACAATCGCGCTAGACCTGCTCAAATTGCCCCTGAAATCATTAATGATAAAAATGGGACATTATTACATTCCGATTCAGGGAATACACCAGCATACCCTTCCGGACACGCAATTCAGGGCTATTATTTAGCAAAAATACTCGCGCGAAAATTTCCTGCAAAAACACAGGCAATCATGGAAATCGCCACCAAGTGCGCGAATATCCGCATCATGGCTGGGCTTCATTACCCAAGTGACCGCGACTTTGGATGGTGGGTCGTTGATCATTATTTGACCGATGTATAACATTCTGTATGTATGTTCAGATTACCTTCGAGCTGGTTTCTTTTTTACAAGATCTGTCATTAATTTCTCATAATCGACTTCTTTTTTTTCAATATCACTATAACCGGCGCGTTGTATTACGCACAACGGCGTTATTAAGTACCATCGGTCTTTCATTTGAAGGCGCTTCCAGTATGAATCACATGCATACGCGGTAGCATTCCCAGGATTTGCAATAAGTGCTTCGAGTCCTTCTTCGAAGTTCTGTATTAGTTTATCATAATATCGGCTACATACGAGATAACATCCGGTAGTTTGACAATTTGCTACTCGAAAACAATCAGGAGCCTCGACTTTAAAAGGCGGGTAGTTATTACCGGAAAATAGAACGACATCCCACTCATCACGAAAACGAGAAAGAAAAGAATTAACCTGGTGAACCAATATTTCTGGATGAATAAGAAACGCATCATCTTCCAACATCAAAATATGGTCCCATCCATTCGCCTTTGCGAGTCGCAAGCACTCGATATGACTCTTGGTACAACCAATCGCGCCATTTTGAGTGTCCTTGATCGCTGAAAATCTCGGAACCGGAGTAAATTTGAAATCTTCTGGGTAAAGTGCGGTAAGTTCTTCGAACTGTTTCTCGAATAACTTGCGTCGATCATTTCGCGTATCTAGATTGATATAAATTGCGTGTTTTATATCTGAAAATCTACGAAGCATAGATAGATGATGATGATGACACAAACCTTGCCAAAATACAAATAATATAATGAATGTATATTATTTATACCAATTTATTTACGATTGATTACGATTTATTTACGATTGATTACGAATGAACTTAAAAGTGATTCATGATAATACTAGTAGACGACAAACATTATGATAACAATTACAATTATGGGAGGATTGGGTAACCAATTGTTTCAGATATTCGCAACAATCGCAACGGCACTACGTAATAAAGACACATTCTTTTTTATGCAACACGAAGTATTAGACGGAACAGTTGGATATCCGCGTTATACATTCTGGTCAACCTTATTTCGCGGATTGAGAAAGTATCTCACACCGTCAACCGATGTTACCGAGCGAATGTTTCAATCACTGCCACGGTGGGAAGAAATCGGGTTTCATTATACGGCAACGCCAACTGAAACTGTAAAATATCCGAAACCACTTCGACTTAACGGGTATTTTCAAAGTTATCGATATTTTGCAGATAAATATACAGAGGTATGTGACATCATACAGATAAAACAACAGCAAAATTGGATCAAACAACTTTACGGAAATGAATTGTGGAGTAGTGAATATAGCGGGAATCCGAATAAGCAACGTACATTAGTAAGTGTGCATTTTCGCATAGGCGACTATGTAAAATACCCACATGTCCATCCATTGATGACAGTAGACTATTATTCTCGCGCGATTGATCATTTGATATCCGCTAATGAGGATAAAAATGCATCCTATATGTTTCTTGTTTTTTACGAACCGTGTGATAATGATATTGTTTCAAAGAATATAGCTGATATAAAGGACGGATGTAGTAGAGGAGCGATGACAAGTGGTCGCGATATCCAGTTTCATTTTATCCGTGATACAATTGTGGATTGGCAACAGCTCTTGTTAATGAGTGTATGTGACCACAATATTATTGCGAATAGTACGTTTAGCTGGTGGGGGGCATATTTAAATGCAAACCAAAGGAAAATAGTGTGTTATCCGAGTCGTTGGTTTGGAACAAATGTATCACATGATACGCGTGACATGTTTCCGGACGCATGGAAGAAGATTGATCTAGGTATATAGATCGGTGAAATTGATATTCGTTAGATTACTTAAAATAATGTGTTTCAACTTTATAATATAGGTTATGAAATATTCGGAGTTCTTTGATCGACGAAAAAATACATTTGAAAAGTCATATGAGCTCATTCTTCAACATATGAAAACCAACAATGATACCAACACGTATAATATTGTTGAATTAGGAACCAGTCGTAGTTTTGTTTCTGGAAATCATCCAGGGTGTATGAGGACAGATATTCAATACTGGCGCCCGGATGAACCCACTTGTTGGGATTGGGGTGCTGGAATATTCACAAAGGTATTTTCAGATAATTTAGATGGTCGTAACTATAAATTGTATACGGTTGACCCAAATCCGAATGCGATTCAAATCGTGTCTACCATGTGTGGTGCGAATAAAAATGTCCAGATCATTCAAGATTATTCTTCTGAGTTCTTGAAAAATATTGATTTCACCATTGACTTTCTTTACATGGATCATATGGAGAGTGGTGAAGATGCATGTATCCAGCATTTGAAAGATAGCCAATATATTATTAAAAATGGTCTTATGAGTAGTGATGGTGTTATTTTAATTGATGATATTGGTGATAATATTACAAACACCAAGGGTAAATATAGTATTCCATATCTACTCGATAACGGATACAACCAAGTCCTCGCTGAATACCAGGTATTGTTAGAAAAGAGGTAAATCGTGTAGTGAATATATAATATTTTCGTATTCGTATATATTATATTATTATGGCACAACAAATATTGAATGTTTTGTCAGATGAGACAATGGATTACATTCTCTCGAAAGAGGAAGTCGTGAATGCAAAGGCGCGGATTGAGGCAAACCCCGATAGTCGCGCGTCTGAACGGTTTACCGTCCCACTCACTCCCGAACTTCGCTCTGAACTATTAATCAACATGGGTCTTGACTTATCAAATGTCGCCACGATACCGATGCGTTGGATAAAAGGTGATTCCCCGTCACATCATGACAACGGATCGTCTACTTTTACACATACGCATTTAGTCTATTTGAATGACAGTAATGGTAGTCTCGTCATTGACGGTGCTACGTATCCGATCTCTCGTGGAGTTGGTTATCGATTTTCGGAGGGGCTTCCCCACGAAACGGTTGGAACCGCTGACGACACTGAACCACGTCTTTTGTTAGGTCCGATGAGCGAGACTGGGTTTGCGGTGGGTGAAGAATCATTTGGAACAAATTTGACTTATCCAGGTGGAACCACTATTTACATACGTCAAACTGTGGTAGGTGAAACTATATCGTTTAGCACTAACCTATTATCATGGGTTAATCTTTCATTCCCTCCACAGGTTACAAACAGCAACACCGCATTAGGGTTATTGAATCTTGAATTTGTTACGGATATAACAATAAATAATGCATTAGGAGGAGGACAGAATTATTTCATTTGTAGATCAGAAAGTATTCAGTTTGGTTCAATGAACTTGAAATCCAACGGAACACGCCCTATTATTACGATTGACGGTGTTACTAATTATAGAGGACTGATTAACAATGGTCTAATTGGATCAAATGGATACAATAATATCCATATAATGAACCTAGAAATACGCGCTTCGGGTGGAAGTACACTCGCAAATGAAGCTGGTTGGTTCGGTCAATACTATTTTGGAAAAGGAACAACAACCGCTAGCAATATTGTATTGAACTGTCATTCCACCGGAAACACGACGAATTACTGCGGCGGTATTATTGGACGTTATACTGGTCCTCTGAAATTCACGAGTTGTTCTTCCTCGGGCGTTATTGGAACATTTGGCGGCGGTATTGTTGGCGCGGATTCGCCTTCATCAGGATCGTTGACCTGTGAATCGTGCTGGTCTTCTGGCGTGATTGGAACATACGGTGGTGGCATAGTCGGTCAAACCACGGGAGATGCGACAATCGTCAATTGTTTCTCGACCGGTACCATCGGTGTCAATGCAGGAGGTATCACCGGGCGAATGTCTGGTGGGAATCATACCGTGAGTCAATGTTACAGCACTGGCGCAATAAGTCTCCGCGGTGGTGGTATTATTGCCAGTGACCCGTATGTTGTAACAGTAACCAATTGCTATTCGCTTGGTTTTATTGTTGATGGTGCGGGTGGTATTCTTGGAACAATACCTATCGGAAACAATACCATTAAAACTGTGACGAATTGTTACATTTCCGGTGCCACCGAAGAAGCTTACGGTTATATTGTACCGGGGTATACGAATGTAAATACCAATTTTACTGTAGGTTCTGGAACTATCTATTTGTCAAGTAATTATTCAGAAGCGGTTAACGCTACTCCTGGATGGAATACAACCCGCGCAAATACAGTGCTTCAAGGTGTTCCTGCATCCGCTAATGCGCCAATCGGGGTGAAATGGGTTTATACGGGTCTAAATACTCCATATGAAATTCTCGTTATGGGATTTACACCATATACGCGGACAGTAGTCGCCGGATCACCCCCCGCAATCGTACAGAATTTTAGTTCGAGTGTCGTCGCTGGAAAATCGACTGCTCCTGCGCTAATTAGTGGACGGTCATATTCTATATTACGAGTCACTGTCGGAGCTTCAGATATATATGGTACAATTACAATGAATGCAACTACCGGAAGTCTCACGACAACTAAGAACGCGATACCAGGTGATTATACCATAACCATTCGAAATAACGGTAGTTATCATTATACGACGTATACACTTACGGTTACACCGTACATGCCTTATTCGATGTTTGGAATGTTTACGAATAACGCGCAAGTATACTATAAATCACACAGTCTCGCAAGCGGTGGTGTGGGTGGTGTACGTAATCATCGGCGGAAGGCGAGGAAGACGTAGAATATTGTAATGGTTCAAAATACTACCTACGATCACGGCGTCGCTATAAACTCCCAATCGAGCTCAATACAGATCTTCTTCCATATCTGATCTTGCTCTATTCGTTTCTCTCGATCTTTCAACATTGGAAAGAACGGTAGGAACTCGCGTCGTCCCAGTAACTCGCACAACTTGTACACGGTATAATAATAATTCAGGAAATTCACCCGATCATCCGGGCAGAACTTCGCGTAGGGTCCTTGGATCTCCATGAAGAGGTTACACAACCTGTCTTCGAGGTCGGGCGTCATAACGGGCGGTTTGATCCCCAGCTTATCTTTAATAAATGGAATGTGTTCGTAATATTTATTAAATCCCAGTTTCTTCATGATCTCTTTCGCTTTCTTATCGGTGAACTGAGAGATTTCAATCCGCTCCTTCTTGATTTGCTGTTTGATGCTTTCAAGCACATTATCGGGAATACATGTCGTCTCTTTCGCTTGGAACTGCGCGAGAATCTCTCGAAAATGGTTGATGCGTTTGTAGGCGTAAAAGCACGCCTCTTTAGGCGGTTCCTTGTAAGAGGGTTTTTCATTGTCGATAAGAAATACCACTTGCTTCGCGCACTGATTGCAAACCATAATGCCTTCGCTTTCGATAGGGATCATCTCGCCTTGGTGACAAAACTGGCATATATCGGTGGGGTAGACATATTTAGAAACATCCATATATGTTTGATCGATACTTGCCAGATATTTTTCAACGTTGTTATGTTGATTTTTGAAGAGTTCTTCTGTTTTTTTGGCTTCTGGAAGATTAAAAAATGCATTTAGGGATTTTGTTTTCATTGATCCGCCACTTGTGATTGTTTTCTTGGTTTCAAAATACTCGAATATATATTCGCTGTTGTGAAGGTAGTAATTTTTATAATCTTGTTGGTATTTTTTGATGGTTGCTGTTATTTCTTTGATGCGGTCTTTGATTTCTAGGCATTCTTCCAGGTTGCTCGGTGGTTTCGTCGCTTCTTTGCTTCGCAAATCCGCGACTACACCACCTCGCGCTTCGCCGCTATGTTTAGCGTAGCTTCCGTCGCTGGGGGGCGGAACCCCCCTTCCGTCGCTGGGGGGCGGAACCCCCTTCACGAGCTGTAATCGTTCTTTTAGCATATTTCTTTCATTTTCAAGATCGGGAATAATTGTA